TACTATGCAGAACCTGAAGCAATTTCTACAACAGCACTTCGATAGCTTAGACCATTGCGCCGAATCGCTCGACGTTTCGCGTAGGACCGTAGAAAACTACATTTACGCAAATCCTACCGGCATACTGAGGCACAGCGCTAAAATCGTGCAAATGAAAGAGGTAAACCCCTTGGATTTATTCGACGCGGTTGGCGAGTCAATTGATCAGATAAGCAAAACCAAAAACAATGATCTGGCAAGAATTGACGTACGGTGAGATGAAAAAAGCGTATGCCATGAGTCAAGAATTACCCGTTGAAATGCGCGGCAATTATAGTGGAAATGACCCACTTAGAAGGCTGGCCGGATACGTTGGCCAAGTTGCTGCGCATAAGTATCTAACAGGTTCTGAAAATATAGATGCTTTTGATTATGATTTGCTGTACAACGGTTTGCGGGTAGAAATCAAAACCACCTTTAGAAATGTAGCGCCATTGAGTACCTACACGGCGCGCGTAGCGTGCGCAAACAGCGATCAACTTTGCGATCTTTATTTATTTGCGTCAGCGCAATGCGAGCGCGGTAAATTTCTGCACGGTTGTTGGCTAGTTGGTTGGATCACAAAAAGCGAGATGAAGCAAAAGATGTGGTATTCAGTTAAGGGCAAAAAAGATTTCGATGGCTTTATTGAAAGAGGCGATTCCTTAAAAATATTAATATCGGATCTCAGAAAAATGCCGGAATTGGATAAATACCGTGGTAATGAATCGTAAAGGCGTGTTTGTCCCTTTAGAAATATGGCACATCAGCGAGCTAAACCCTAACGAACGGGTTTTACTTGCTGAGGTGGCCAGCTTCAACGAACAAAAGAAAAAATGCTATGCCACGAATAAGCACTTTGCCGACCTGCTGCAAGTGAGCGAACAGACCGCACGAAAGTACATCTATCACCTCATCGAATTAGGTTACTTAAAGAGGGGGGTGGTACAAAACGAACAGGGTGGTACAAATAGAACACTAGGGTGGTGCAAACGTAACAGGGGGGTGGTAGAATCGTACCACAAGGGTGGTATAAACGTACCACATACTAATACACTACTAAGTCAATCTACTAAGTCAATTACTACTACAAAGGGGAAAAGCCCTAAAATCACGGAAATAGTTTTGCCGTTTCAAACCGAAAAATTTAGCGAGGCATGGAACGAATGGAAAGAATACAAGCGCACAGATCACCGCTTCAAATACAAATCAGCCCAAAGCGAACAAAGGGCACTTATCAAACTACAAAATGAACACACCGAAGAAACAGAAGCCATTAACGCCATCCACAGAGCAATTGCAAACGGTTGGAAAGGATTGGTATTTGGCGAGTCCAAAAATGGCAGAGCTAACGCCGGCAGAGCGGCAGACCTTCAAAGCGATAGCAACCGCGAGAAGTTTGCAGAGTTTGCAAGAACTGGACGCATCACAACTGACCGTGGAAACGTGCTTTAAATGCACCAACGTAAAAACAGCACTTAAACAGGAAGAAACGGCCACGCGTGCCGCTCTCGTTGCTATGATTGCGCGAACCGTCAAATTTATCGACGCAAACAAAACCTTAAGCACGCCCGAACATATCGAAATTACGATTAACGAGCTGCTAAAAACATATCCGTGTTTTACGTTATCGGATTGGCGGTTAGCTTGTTATATGATGGCAAAAGAGGCATTTGGGCCGTATTATGAGCGCCTAAAGCTGGCGCAATTCGTGGAATGCTTCCGCAAGTACGAAGAACTTAAAGCGCCGGTAGTGCAAACGATCCGCGATAACGAGCGCCACGAATACGAACGCCAAACCGCCGAGGCGCTGAGGTACATAACGCCGGAATTTGGAACGGCTTACAATCCCATTGCTGCCCGCGTCAACAAAGTCGATTGGTTAAAAGGCGAAGACCGACTAACGTACACCGAGCGCGAAGAAATGCGCAACCGACAAAAGCAAAGCAAATGAAAACAGTAACAAGCGTAAGCGGCGGCCAATCGTCGGCATACATTGCGGCAAATTACCCAAGCGATTACCTCGTTTTTGCTTTGGTATGCATAGAAGATCGTAAATGCACTCCAAAGGATGCAAAACTAGTTCAAGCGGTAAGCGATCGAATTGGAAAGGAGTTTATAGCCACGGCAGAAGACGATACGATCCTGCACACAATGTTTGACCTTGAGCAATATCTAGGCCAGCGCATTGATTGGGTTACAGGTGAAACATTTGATTTCGTAGCAGAAAAAAAAGGCGGGTGGCTACCAAATAAACTTCACAGATACTGCACCGTAGAGATGAAACTTCGGCCTATGCATCGTTGGTGGAAATCAAAAAAAATAGATCCGGTAATTATGCAAATCGGATTCAGAGCAGGAGAAGAGCGTCGCGCAGTTAGAATGAATGAAAGGTTAAACGAAGAGGGATTTCTTGAGTTTAAAGACGTTATAGGGAAACATTCTTCAGGCCGTAACAAATGGGCTGATACACCTTGGCAACGTCCGAGCTTTCCAATGATCGAGGACGGCGTGCATAGAGACCGCGTTGTTGAGTTTTGGAAAGACAAACCCGTAAGATTTGCACAGAGGAATAATTGCGTAGGGTGTTTTCACAGAAACCCGCTGTTATTGCGCACGATGTTTGACAAACACCCTGAAAAGATGGAGTGGTTTTCAAGCCAAGAAAGAAAAGAGAAGAAGGGGCAATGGAGGAGTGATATGACGTACGATGATATTAAGAAACACAAATTGCAGCACACATTGAGTTTTGACGACTTCAGTGATTGCGACTCAGGACATTGCGGATTATGACAAACTTAGAACGCTTCTGGCTCGACCTAATCGACGGGCGCAGATACACGATAAACGAAGTTTACGGCAATGAAGCTATGTTACGATATAGACCGCATCCGCGAGAAAAAGAGCTATTTCTTGCCAATGGCGGGGCCGTGCCATACGATGAAGACGTTGAAGACCATACGCGGCGTTTTTGGGCTTTTTGTGATGATCATTACAGCGCAAACCGCGAGAAATATGAAGCGCGCATACAGGCGAACGGACGCAAAGCACGCAACTACCCAGAGTACAAAAGCAACGAAGAAGAACGCCGGCAATTGGCAGAAAAGATAAAGGCCGTTATCTTGGACCATGCCAAAGAAACGCAGTACCAAGACGGACAGTAAAGCAAGCAAGCAACTAAACAAACAACCCAAGAAACCCAAAACATTAACCCATGCAAAAGCAAAGAAGAAAGCAGATGAATGGTTCAGTAAGTACGTACGCTGGTCAGCAGCAGACGCAGACGGAAACTGTACGTGCTATACCTGTAGCAGGACACACCACGCCAGCCGCATACAGGCCGGCCACTTCGCAAGCAGACGACACAACGCCACGCGCTATGACCTTAACAATGTCCGACCTCAGTGCGCTGCCTGCAATATTTTCAAACAGGGAGAACAGTGGATATTTGGCCGCAATCTCGACCGTGAGCAGCGNGGANGAGCTGAAGAGATTATGCGACGAGCGAACGAACCTCGAAAGTTTACGACGGCAGAGCTGGAACATATATACAGGCACTACCAAGAACGAGCAATGCAATACAGTAAGGTCAAGAAGGTACTACCTCACGACAGACCAGCGCGAGAAGTATGATAAGCTAAGGGCAGAGAGGTGGGCGCTATTGTATGAGGACTGGAATAACAAAGGGCATCTGAAGGATAAGTACCAAGCAATTACCTTCGAGCTATACCANATGACCAAGCACCACGGTTACTATCGAAGCTAATGCCAACGATACCACGAAAGCAAACGCCGGATCCACGGCGCAAAGGACGCAAGCGCGACAGGCCGCAGGACATACGCTACTGGTCGCAGGAGTGGAGGCGGTCACGTCTCGCATTTATTAAGACCAACCCTGAATGCAATGCGTGCGGATGGCCGGCAAGCGTCGTAGATCACATAATTCCAGTACGTCAGGGGGCCGAATTCTTTGATTCTAGCAACTGGCAGAGCCTATGCACGCGCTGTCACGCTGCAAAGAGTGGCCGAGAGGCGCACGGGGGGTAGCCATGCGCAAAAAAAAACCCGCATTCCTCCAGCATCGCCGTAGTCAGATGGGGAAAATATTAGTTATCGTTTTTCCGGTTTTGGCGATTACCTTTGAAGCATGGACGAACTAACAGCAAAGCAAAAGATAGAATACGAGCGTATAAAAAAAAGTTTGCGCAGCGCGCGACACATCGCAGAGCTTGACGAAGACCTATTAAAGATGGCGGCATGCTTAACGGTCGAGGTGCGTGAGCTTCAGGAGATTATCGATGAAAAAGGCTANACCTACGAATTCCATAACCGCGACGGAGGCACGATGACAAAGCACCGGCCCGAACATCAGATGCTTGTNGAATCGCGATCCAAGTATTTGGTAGTGCTCAAAGAATTGGGGATGACTCCAGCAGCGCGAAAGCGTATCGAAGTCGATGTGGAAATAGATGACGAACTAGAAAACCTGCTAAAGTTCAAAGATGCATGAAAGCGAGGCGCATAGGTACGCGCTTGATGTAGTCCACGGAACACAGCCGGCAAGCAAATACACGATAAAAGCGTGCCAGCGGTATCTTACCGATTTAGACACAGCCGAGGAACGCGGCTTAGAGTTTAGACCAAAGACGGCAGCGGCCTATATTCAATTTTTTCAGCGCGCTATTCGTCACACCGTCGGAGAGTGGGACGGCCAGCCGTTCGANCCCCTTCCTTGGCAAAAGTTTATCTTGTGGAATCTTTACGGGTGGTTTCGTGAGGATAATACAAGACGCTTTAACTATGCTTATATTACGGTTGCTCGCAAGAATGGTAAAACGACTCTCATGGCGGGCGCTGCGCTCGCTGCTCTTTTCTTTGATCAAGAAAAAGCTGCTGAGGTTTATTTTGCAGCAACCAAGAAAGATCAAGCAAAAATCGGATTCGACGAAGCGCAAAGGATGGTTTCGATTTCGCCGGCGCTCAGAAAACACCTGAAAGCCGGAAAACACGACATAAAAGCGCCCACGCTTTCGGCGCGGTGTACGTACCTAAGCAGCGACCGCGATACGCTCGACGGTCTAAATATACATTTTGCAGGCATCGACGAATACCACGCGCACGCAACCGATGGCGTTGCTAACGTTTTGCGATCCGGTATGCAGGCACGCCGTAACCCGTTACATTTGACAATTACGACGGCAGGATTTAACCGCGAATCGCCATGCTACGAAATGCAAAAAACGTGCAAGGAAATCCTCGACGGAGTAAAGCAAGACGATGCGCAATTCGCTGTTATTTATGAGCTGGATGAAGACGATGACTGGACCGATTCCAGCACATGGATAAAAGCAAACCCGTCTTTAGGTACGGCGCTAAGGCCGCAACAACTGGACAGCCAATTGCAGCAGGCAATTAATTTAGGCGGATCGCGAGAGGTAGAATTTAAAACAAAGCACCTAAATCAATGGGTTACCGCGTCGAAAACGTGGATACAGGACGAAATTTGGATGCAAAACAAGCGCGAAACCGATTTAGAAGGGCGCGCGTGCTTTGGCGGTTTGGACCTTGCGAGCGTTTCGGATATGACGGCGCTGGTAATGGTGTACCCTGAAAACGGCGGTTATCACGTTCGCGGCTATTATTGGCTACCAAAAGACACGGTTGAAGCTACTTTAGACCGCGATCCTTCGCATATTTACCGCACTTTTTTGGATCTTCCAAACGTCTATATTACAGACGGAAATGTGACCGATTACGCCAGTATTCGCAGGCTTGTAAGCGGCGTAATGAACCGGCCAGAAGGCCAAGTAATAGAAAATTCCAGCCTTATGCATCGTTTTGAGGTGCAAAAAATCGCATTCGACCGCTATAACAGCACGCAAATCGCCATAGATTTGGTTGACGACGGGGTGCCTTTAACGCCGTTCGGTCAAGGTTTTGTAAGTATGTCAAGCCCTACGAAACAGCTCGAGGTGCTTACAAGAACGGGCAAAATATGGCATAACGGCGATCCGGTACTACGTTGGGCGCTTGGAAACGTCGAATTAAAAATGGATCCGGCCGGAAATATCAAAGCCGACAAGCAAAAAAGCGGCGGTAAAATTGATCCAATCGTTGCAATGGTCATGGGCATCGGCGAACACATGAAAACGCCGCAAGAGATAGAACAGAATTTCGATATAATTTCCCTTTAGTAAATTGCAACCCATATGGCAACACTTCGCGACAGATTTAACGCGCTCTTTCGGTACCGCGTGGGCAAATTCGATTCACAAACCTTAGCGGCTGACTTAGGTATTTACGGCACGACCGTAAGCGGAGCCAATATAAATGAAAATACGGCGCTCACGATTTCGACCGTTTACGCCTGTGTTTACAAAATTGCCAGTACGCTCGCCAGCTTAGATTTAGAGATATATGAGCGCATAGGCCGCGAAATTGAGCCGGCAAACGTTCACCCAGCTTACGACGTTATCAAATACAAGCCGAACGAGTACCAAACGGCTTTTGATTTCTGGGAGACGGTAATCAGCAACGCCATATTAAACGGCGTAGGTTACGCACTTATTGAACGCGATACGCGCGGATACGTTACCAGCCTAATATGCTTAGACTTTTACGACGTAGATCGCAAGAACGTGAACGGGCAATTAGTGTATAGCGTGCGCAACGTGGGCATAGTTCAGGCCGAGAATATGCTAGAAATTTGCAACCTTCAAAGGAAATCACCAATTCGCTTGCATCGCGAAAATCTAGGTTTAGCCAAAGCAGCCGAGGATTTTGGCGCAGAGTATTTTGGAAGCGGCGGCCAAATGACGGGTATACTATCGAGCGATCAGCCTTTGAAAAAGGAGCAGATGGATATTATACAGGGCAGTTGGAACAAGGCCGCACAGCAAGCCGGCACGAAGTTGCTACCGTTTGGCTTTAAATATTCGCGCATTACGATTACGCCGGACGAGGCGCAATTTATCGAAACGCGTAAATTCCAAGCGGAAGAAATTTGCCGCATTTTTAGCGTGCCGCCTACGTTGGTACAGCTCGAAAGCCAAACGACTTATAACAACGTCGAGCAGCAGAATCTGCAATTCGCACGGCACACGATTGCACCATGGGCGAAGCGCATCGAACAAGAAATTGACCGCAAGTTGATCCAATCGCGGGAGCGCCCACAGATTTACAGCAAGTTTAATCTGAACGATTTGTACCGTGGCGATATGCAAAGCCGCGCAGATTTTTACACCAAGATGCTAAATAACGGCGTGTTAAGTATTAACGAAGTACGCGAAAAGGAAGGCATGAACGATACCGATGGCGGAAATACGCACACGGTTCAAATAAATTCGATCGCTTTGGATAGGCTTGGCGCGTATTCAGATAAAGTATCAGAAACAGAAAGTAATGGAGAATAAAGAAGATAAGCGCACGGAAGAACTGCGCAACCAATACGGCGAAAACGTCGAATTAAGAACGGCAGAAGTTCGAGCCGCTGGCGATGACTCGCTAGTAGTCGAAGGCTATGCCAGCAATTTCGACGTTGAATATGATTTAGGATATTTCAAAGAGTCTGTAGCACGCGGCGCGTTTGACGACGTTATGCAGGACGATGTTAGATTCTTGCTAAACCATACCGGCGCACCACTAGCACGAACGACGAACGGCACGCTAGAATTGAGCGTTGACGAAACCGGTTTAAAGTACAGGGCCGCACTTGCTGACACGCAAGACGGGCGCGACCTTTACAAGCTGATTAAGCGCGGCGACATTACGCAAAGTTCGTTTGCCTTTACCATTGACAATGACGAATGGAGCGAAGACCGCAGCACGCGAACGATTACAAAAATCGGGCGTTTGCTCGATACGTCGGCAGTAACCTACCCAGCATCACCAAGCACAACGGTAGCAGCGCGAAACATGGCAGCGGCGGCGCAGGAAGCGGAGGAATTGAAAAGCGAACAGGTAGCAGCAGAGCCGGAAACGGAGGAGCGCGCAGAACCTGAAAATATAAAAACCGAAGAGCGTAACTTTACGCCACAACCACGAAATAATTTTTCAAATATGACTTTAAACGATTTAAAAGGCCAGCGTTCTGCGCATTACGAGGAATTCGTAGCAGTAGGCCAAAAGGCGGACTCAGAAGGCCGCGTATTAACTGAAGCAGAGCAAGAGCGATGTGACAAGCTCGATAACATGATCCAAGATTTGGACGTGAAGATCAAGCACAAAACGCGTGAGCAGGAAATGGTAGCACGCATGGCGCAAACAGGAAGCGCAGGCGCATCAGAGCAACGCGAAGTTGAGCGCGTAAACGGTTCTTTTTCCCTAAGCCGTGCGGTAGCTGCCGTTGCAAACGGTCGAAACTTGGAAGGTGCAGAAGCAGAATGGGCAAGTGAGGCAAGCAAAGAAGCACGCTCACAGGGCTTGCAGATGGCTGGACAGATTGCAATTCCTTCAATCGCTTTGCGTACTGCTGACGACTTCCAAGCGGGTGCAGGCGAAGCCGGTGCGGGATTCGTTCCAACTGTGGTACCTGCTGCAATCGAAGCATTGCGAGCGCCTACGGTACTCGAAGGATTGGGCACAACTGTAATTCGAAACGCTACCGGTAACTTGCAATTCCCACGGGTAAGCACAAAAGCAACTGGAACAGGAGAAACAGAAGTTTCAGCCGATGCAGATTCTGGCTTGGACATGGACCAGCTCACTCTTAATCCGCAGCGAGTTGCAGCGAAGACCAAGTATTCAAAACAACTCATTTTGCAGGGAGGTTCGGAAATCGATTCTTTAATCGCAAACGAGTTGGCCGCCGCTATGAATGCTTACGTTGATGACTTCGGTTTTGATACTATCATGGCGTCAACTGCCGTTAATCAAGTGGTAACAGCTGATGATGTTTTGGATGCAGCTATTGTAAACGCAATGGAGACGGCGGTACTTGCAGACGGTGGAAACCTTGCAACTTCAGCTTACGTTATGAGTCCAAAGGCTTACGAGCTTTCTAAGGCTTTAGCGCAGGTTAGCGCGGTCAATGCTTTGTGGGAAAATGGCCAATTTAATATGTATCGAGCCGTAGCTACACCATACTTGGTGAACTCTGTGCTTGATGCAGCTGTAGGCGGTTCTACAGTTGGCGGAAATATGATTTTCGGAAACTTCGCACAGGGCGGCATCTTGGCTTACTTCGGTGGCATCGATTTGCTCGTTGACCCGTACAGCGACGCAGGCACGGCGCAGATTGCTTTGCACGTTAACCGATTCTTCGACTTCGATTTGCGACAGCCGCAAGCGTTGGCAACAGCTACGAAGTTGAGCGCTTAATTTGTTTGAGTATAGTTTAACAAGAAAGGGGGGCTTCGGTCCCTCTTTTTTTTGTCCGTATTTTAGCGACATGATGACCGTAGAAATAACAGGCACGCCCGACCTCAATAGCATTATCACCGTGGCACAGCTTAAAGAGCATTTGCGCGTTGACCATACAGACGAAGACACGTTAATTGAAGCCTACCGAGATGCAGCAATTGCATGGATCGAAGATTATTGCAACACGCGACTGGGCGACGTGAGCGCCGTGGGATATATGGATTATTTTTATAACGTCCGTTTTCCAATTGGCCCAGTTAATTCGATTGCTTCCGTGACGTATACAGACACAGCAAACCAAACCGCTACGCTACCAACGGCGAAATATTGGTTCGACATAAAAACAAAAGCGACACGCATGACGTTTGACAATGTGCCGGATCTTTACGACGACACTTTCAACGCTGTGCAAATAATATGAACGTAGGGTACGCGGAAGCCGATATACCGCAGCCGTTTATAACTGCCATTCGCTGGATGGTCGCACACCTTTACGAACAAAGGCAGCCCATTATTTCCGGATCGCTTTTAACCATGTTGCCAATTGGACTTTATGCAATCCTAAATCCTTACCGCGTAATTACTTCAGTATGAGGATAGGGCTAAGTGATCGGCGCGTGGAAGTACAGAGATACACCACCACAACAAATACATATGGCGAACGTCAGTTAAATTGGGCAACGTATATAACTGTATGGGCGGAGCTTATGAAAACGGGAATTAGCATGGACGAAAATATCACAGGCAATCAAGATATGCCGGTGCAGCGTCTGCGCTTTAAGATTCGAAGCAGCACCGACAGCCGAGCGATTAACCCAGCGGACCGAGTAATTTATAACTCGAATACATACACCATTCAAGGCATCGAGGAAGTAGGACGTAACGACCAATTGATATTGCTTTGCGAAATAACTGGAACACATGGCACAGGGGTCACTTGAGGGTAAAGGCGGCGGCATAGGTTTCGAAGGCATTGGCGCAGATATCAAACCGCTATTGCAACAGTTTGAAGCAATGCGCAAAGAGATAAACCAAAAAAACGTACAGCGCCGAATTCACAGAGCCGCAGGTAAGTTGTTTAAGGATGAGATGGTTAGAAATATCCAAGACGCTGACGATGTGGTACGCATTCGCAGGGGCAAAGCGAAGCCGTTAGACATTCCAATTGGTACGCTTAATCGGTCGGTGCGCGTTTGGTTAATTGACAAGCAGCAAAATGCGTATTGGGTGGGGCCGCGAGTAGGTAAAAAAATGCCATTGCGATCGGATGGCTGGTTTGCAAATATTGTCGAGGGCGGCGATCAGAGTTTTGGCGTGGGAAGAAATAAAGGCGTATTTGCACGCTCTATAAAGAACAAGCGCAACGCCGCCGAGCAACTTATGATTAAGAAGTACAAAAACGCGATTGATAAAGCGGTAAAGGCAAAAGCAAAAACAACGAAAAAATGAACGCAGGAAAAGCAGTATATGGAATACTAAGCACGAACGCGGAAGTAACTGCGATTGTTGGCACTAAAATATTTCCGGAAGTAGCAGAGCAGGAGACCGCGTTACCTCTAATCGTTTACCAGCTGCAAAGCGTAGCGCCTGAAGATACGCACGACGGACCGAGTAAGCTCGATGAGGTACGCTTTGAGTTTCTGTGTTATGCCGATACGTACAATGGCGCGGCAGATTTAGGCGACAAGGTGCGCGGCGCTTTGGATCGCGTAAGCGGCACTTACAACGCTGTAAACGTGGAAAGCGTGCAGTTCAATGATGTCGATATTGACGTAATTGATGCGCCACGGCGTTACGGTCAATCCCTCACCTTTACGTTTCGTATAAAGCGCGATGATGTGGAGATAGCGCAAGGCACGCCGGTAACGGGCGCAATGCTTGGCGATCTTTACAACGTCGATGTTGCAGGCGTTACGGATAATCAAATCCTGAGTTACGACGCGGCAACAGGCAACTGGGTACCGGCGGATGACGCTGGCGGCTTGGTGGACAGCGTAAACGGCTTGACGGGCACGGTTATATTGAACTTTGATGATTTAAACGACGTTGATACGGGCACGCCTAGCGACGGACAACTAATTGCATACCAGCAAGGCGAATGGGTTACAATTGATCAAGACGAAATACACATACCCATTAACAGCGTTACGGGTTTACAAACCGAACTGAATACGATACCGACCGATTTAAGCGACTTGAGCGACGTTTCGATAGTTGGCACGCCGGCAGGTAATCAAGCGCTTATATACAACAGCGCTACAAACGCTTTCACGTCTCAGGATAGCTACACCAACCGCTTTGAGGACGAAGTAGAAACCGGCAAGGTTATGCCCACGATATTTGCCGAACGTGCTTACTCGGTAAAGTCGGAGGGCGACGGCACTTTCATCGATCCCGAAAGCGACACGCCAGCGGCGGGCAAAGTAATCGTGCGGAAGATTTACCACAAGACGGGATTCATTACAGACGCGGACGTCATTGGTGACTACACTTTGATTCATACGTTTGCCGATGATACCGCTTACGCGGATACCGTGGCGACCTTTGAAGGCTTTGAAGACGGCGCAACGTATGGCGCGCCACCGTTCACGTTGCTTCAAACATGGGAAGAGGTAGCAGCAGCACCCGCATTCACGGGCTTACTCAACGAGACGTATGGAAGCGGAGCAGAGGCGGCATATTCCACGCGCAGGCTCAACGGGAATGTAACGGATTGCATGGTGATTCGCAGGGCATCGGATAGCACGACTACAACAATCGGCTTCGACGGTTCAGGCAACATATCGGAGGCTGATATTATTTCGTTCTGCACGGGTACGAGTT